GAGCACATGGGGTCCCCTTGGCCTTTAAAAGACTAGGTACTCCCTTGGTGAGTAGTTAAACTCGGATTTGATCTGAGTAAGACTCCACAATCTTAATTGATAGTTAAGATAGGGTATCATGTACTTTAATGATCAAGGATAAGGTAGCAAAGAACTATTTAAGTTTTTTACCTTATAAGTGGCACTTGACACCTGGCGTCCCTTTTGTAAAAAAGGAACAGCGCAGATCTTTAGCCCTTTTATCTTTTATTATCCAATGAAAACAAAAAATAAAAAAGTAAGTAAATTACCTTCTTATCTATTGTATCGAAGAATTTTAAAAGAGGGTCAAAGATTGGTTGCCCTAGATAGTGAAAACTTTCTAGACATTTTGATGAATTATGCATGGAAATTAACCACGCTTATAATACATCGTAATGTAAAGGTCACTAGTAAGCTAAAAGTCTTTTACCAGTTCGGAAAGTACCTTGTTTTTCTTAATAAAAAACATGGTTCAATCTTTGTGGCAAAATACCTAAAAGCCGCTTTGCTAGCAATACAACGTCGGATAGCGGGTAGTCCGGTTAAATCTCTTCGTGAGATTGAGCCCGACTTACCGCTTCCCCGACTAAGCAGTTCTGGTTTACCAGCTTGAATTGGATCCCGTGATAGGAGAGCTATTCTTAGTCTCTCTCTATCCGTGGTTCAATTCTACCTGACTATTTATAGTCTTCACAGGATCATTGAGGCTCCTGTCAAGGCTAAAATAGAAACTATTACTGCTCCGTTTTCGGGTTCTCTTTCCTTTTTAGAGGGGTCGTTGGGTTATTATGAATTTTCATTCAGAAAACTTATTAGAATTCCTACTATAAACTTAAGAGGGCCGAAAGGTCGAGATGTTGTATTGCTACAGCTAATGACTACCTCTTCTTCCAATAGTGAATTTTCTTGAAAAGGATGGGCATTTGATGCCTATCTTATCAGGAATAATCCAGCTATGTACTCATTAGTACGTAAGTGATTAGAATTAACTTCTAATTTTGATCTCTTATCCATACTAAATATGAGTAGGCTAAGACCTTCTTGTGAAGGGATCCGTGAGGACCCCTCCCTAGGTCGTCTTAGTTTTAAAGAAGAGGCAGCGGGTAAATTAAGAGTTTTTGCTATGGTCGACTCATGGACTCAGTCCATAATGAAACCTTTGCATGATCTTTTATTTAAACTATTGGCGTCAATTCCAAACGATGCCACTTTTAACCAAGATGCTGCTTTTAAAAGAGCAATATCTAAAGGTGAAAAGTATGGTCATAGTTATGGTTTTGATCTTTCTGCGGCAACTGACCGGCTCCCATTAATTCTACAGATAAAAATTCTGTCAGGAATCATTGGTGGGCACTTAGCTTCTCTTTGAGGTCTTATTCTTACAGCTAGAAGTTATACACTTCCTGCTAATAAAAAATATAACCTCGAAGGAGATAAACTGGTTTATGCAGTTGGGCAGCCAATGGGAGCTCTTAGCTCTTGAGCTATGCTCGCTTTAACACACCACGCTATTGTTCAGTATGCCTACTCCCTTATAGGGGGGAGAGGCTGAACTGAAGCATATGAGGTGTTAGGAGATGACATTGTCATCTTCTCTCCCCCACTTGCTTCAAAATACGTGGAATTAATGTCACTCTACGGAGTTGACCTTAATATGTCGAAAAGCGTCATATCTCATGGTAAACAGCCAACGGTAGAATTTGCCAAGCGAACCTCTCTTAAGGGTAAAGATGTGTCTCCCCTTTCCATGAAAATGTTCCTAAATCAGGATTCATTTGCTGGAAAGCTGAGCATCTTCTCATGATGAGCTTCTAGAGTCAGGGATCAGTTGATACCTGCCTTTCGAGTCATTATGAAGTCCAAAAGGTGAGATGATAGGCCTTGTAACTCAAGATTTGCGTTACTAGGTCTTCTCTCACTTTCTGTTTCTTCTGGAGCAATTCCTTTTGAGTGGGTGTTAAGAGAGCTTAAAAATACTAGAGCTTATTTCAAGAAGAGTAAATCTCTGTTTATAACAGATTTTGACTCTAAATGAGGTTATGCTATTAGTAAAGCTGTTCTCCAGGGTGAAGATATTTCTAAATTCGAACCCAGAGACTCTAACGCTTATATGTTCGAGCAAAGATGATACAAAGTAGCAGTAATAAGGAGGATTGAAAGTCTA